ACAGAGAACGTACTGCCCAGTTGTTTGGTGACGGAAAACCCAAAGGAGTCACCAGCAACTACAGGGCTGGAAAAATACGACCCGCCGTCAGAATCAACATTCACAGTATCAGAAGAAGCAACAGAACTGCTGACCTCTTTCGTAATCCCGAGGGAAGTGTAATCCTCCTCCCCCACCTCATCGGTGAACCCACCCCCATCATAATCAAAATACCCCCACTCCCCCACCCCCAAGCGTCTATACTGCACCTCAGCCACAAGTCTCTTCATGCTGACCTCAGCCTCCTTGCTCCGCACTTCCACATCCGCATGGAGTTTAGTATATGTCAATCCACCGTAGGTCAGAATGGGCATTATCGATCCCTCACTCTGAACGCCAGTGTGTCATATAGAGTGAGGATGTCCCCATTGTAACTCACAATTATATCCCCCTCATACTGCCCCGCATCCACATCAAGAACCCCCCCAGTGAAATTAAACGTGACCCGCCCATCCGTGCCATCCCCCACCTTCGTGCAGTTTATGACCGACAGCACTGTGGTATCCGTAGCATTGCGGAAGTTTATGGTCACAGAAGTTGTGGAGGAACTCAAGTCCTCCGCTTTTCCGGTAAACTTATCCACTATGGAAAAGATTATGTCCGGCTTCTCATCACCCTTCACCACATGAATCAAATCAGTCATTACAGTATATTCCTAGGCTGGATGTTCAAAGCCCCTCTCGCCAGTCCAAAGTTTGCTTGGGCTTTGAGGAGGGCTATCTGTCTGCTGTATTCAACCTTGTTGTCACGGGATGCAGATAGACTGCCCCAGCTCTCCGTATTGTTCGCCAGTAACCTCGACAACACCCCCGAAATAATCGCTTGCTCCATAGTGTTCACCAATTCCTCGGGCATGGATTCTGCATGCCGGGTTGGGCGTAACACGACCTCCATGTTTATCTTATACTCCTTCTCGTCATCAGGCGTAGGCACAACGATGAAAGTCCCCTCCCTCAACTGACTTATCATGGACGGGGATCCAGTGGCATCCTCCGACCTCGTGTTTATGGACAACAAGGCGTCGGAATAGGGGGCAACGGAAAGGGGTCTTGATTTGTTCATAACCGCATTAACAATACCGATAACTTCAGCCCCGTCAGGAGGCTCGAACTCATACTCCGCCGCATTGGGCACCACCAGAATATCCCTCTGATCGTATCTCCATATATGGGTCTGCTCGCATATATCTCTACATACGAGGTTTATATTTTGGACAACCTGAGGATTGGGAGCCGCCTGAGCAAACCCCCCAATGCCGGTGATCAAATCGGAGAAGGCGAGTTGTTTCGTCATAGTACGGCTTTCGGATTAAGCCCGGAGGTTTGTGTGTCAGTCAACGGACGTGTCTCAGAAGACTCTATGAGTGCTCTCGTGAAGTTGTCTTTGAACATCTGTGCCCTCCCATTCCTCACATTCTCATCGTCAATAGACTCCGCGAGGAACACCACCCCGTCAACCACCGTAGCCTCATAAACATCATTCAGCAACCCCACCTCCTCACTCTCAGTGTATGCCCTAGGGGACTGAGAATACTCAATGATAAGGACTTGGTCTTCCGGTGCCTGAGGATATATGTAGAAACTGCGGGGGTTCCTGAAGTTCCTCAGGAAGTTCTTTGCAGGACCACTGGGGTTCGTAGTCCACGTGGGAGTGGTTGAAACAAGCTGGGTATAGTTAGCCTCAGACACCGCCGTCCCACCCTTGATACGAATGACATTCACCAGCCTGATGCAGTCCGTGGGCAAATCCTGTACGACCTGACCCGCCACACAAGGGAAGTCTACCCTTGTAACAAACAAATCAGGCCGAACAAGAGCCATGCGTTTGAGAACGTCATTGGAAAACCCAAGAAGATCCTCATCAGAATACCTCAGGGGTTCCCGGGAATCCTGAAGTAGAATCCTTGTCTTCTTTATGACGTCCTGCAACCGCACCGGAATTCACCCTTACGCATCCGGGGCTTCAAACCCATCGTCAACCGGTTCAAACCCTTCAGCCCCCCCGGTGTCTTTAGGTTCAACCGCAGGGGCCGTGTTCTTTCTTTTCCTAGTCACCTTCTTCGGATCTGGCACATATTCAAATTCAGGTCCTATGCGTTTCTTATTGAAGGAAGGGCTGAAGGGAAACACTTCCCCAGTAACCCGGTGCTTGATGTACTTTTGTTCTTTGTTCATGATTATTTATCCCTGTAATCAATGATGGTGTAACAGATCGCAATCACAGCGGTCGTGGGAGCGTTCTTCACTGTGAGATACATATACTCTGGATTCGCCTCCAAAGAAAATCTATCCACGGCAAGTTTTGCTTTCCATCCCGCGAGGTTGAAATCGAGGTTGGCTCCAAAGAAATTGGCCGACCCCCCCGTGCCATCCTCTGCGGTGGAGTACCCAAGATCCGCAGTAAGGGTTGCCCCTTCTGCAGTTATCACCTCCACAACAACGTCTTTAACTATGACGCCCGTAGGAAGGGTGAGGATCTGGATCTTGTCATTCGCCGCCAAAGCAATAGTTCCCGAAGCCGCCGCTCGAGCCTTCCTGATGGTGTCGAAGTTCAGGATCGTCCTGTGGTAAGAAACGGTGCCAGCCCCCATCTGGGAAAACTGGTTACCGCTGGGTTTGGGAAAACCCGGTGTATCGGTATAGGTAGGCATAATCTCGTCCTTTCTTACAATGCGAGGTTGGTCTGCACCACTGCTTGGCACAGAGTATCAGGGTACAACACTTTATACCCATAGACATTAAGACCTTTGATGATTTTTTCAAAGCCCTTCGGAATGGAAGCCTGTTCAACCTTCGTGAGTTGGCTGACGAAACTGGTCCCCATTTTATGCCCGGCAATCATATGCACGGCATTATTTGAGGAATCCCTGAGTAGGTAATGACTTTCGTAAATCATGAACCTATCCAACATCCCGATCCGCCCGTTTCTATAGATGGACGTGCCATCGCCAGCAAGGGAAGCATCCTTCAACTCCGACCGTTTGACGAGGTTCGCCAATCTGGGGGGAACTATGAGAAACCTCGAGTCCCCCGGACAGTTGGCCTCATCAAGCACCGTCCCCATATTGGCTATGAAGTCGGTGACATTTTCTTTATTGAGCACAACTGGTGAGGACGTAGTCCCCAAATTGATGCCCCCGCCGAGGGCACCAGCAGTGGCACCCTTGTTGGTCAAAGAAATATCGGGGAGAATGTTCGTGAGAACGTCCTTCTCAACAGCTTCTTTCATTTTGAACGCGGCTCTGTTTGCCGCCAAGTTCATGAGCTTAATATCTTGCTGATAGGAAAGAACATCGTTCTCTTCCAAAGCAAAATACTTCGCCTTATCGATCAGAAGCTCCGTTATATCCGTATCCGGTTGCTCAGTTTTGAGCTCCATGCCCGGTTCGTAGTCTCCGATCATGACCTCTGGTTCTGACCGAATGATGACCTTGTCACCTTTTTTGGATATTTCCCCGGAATACATAGTGTTTGTGATCATGGGAAGCACCAACTGGGGATTGAGGTGCTCGATGATTTTGGTTGACCAGAGCTCAGGAATAGAGAGGCCTGATTGGGGGGTCGTACCTGTTGCGATAGGCAAGGACATGGGAGTAACTCCTTAACAGTGATAATACGCCCCATATAGGGAGGCGTTATGCTTTTTGTGTTTGACCATCCATAAAGGCTTGGACTCTTTTGTCCAACGCCAAGGAGGCCTTGTCTAGATCCGCCTGCCGACCATTATAATCCCCTCTTTCAACCGCCGCTCTGTGCAGTCTGACCGCCTCATTAATGCTCTCCGCATTATTCTGAGGCTGGGGTGATTGTGGTATGGCTCCTCGTCCTACCTTAGGCGTGGCGTGTTGCGTGGCAACTATCGCCTTCTGCACAGGAGGTGTTGTAGGAGCGGGCGTCACTCCTCCCTTTGTCCCTTCAAAGGCGGTATAAAACGCAACCGCTCGATCGGGATCGTTGGAGGAAAGTGTATCGTGGAGGAGCACCCTACGGGCTACTCCGGTAAAGGGTTCCGGAGCGTCCAACCAATTACTGAAATTGGGGTCCGCTTCTATGGTGTCAAAGTTGGGAACTTGGGCTTTGACTTGGTTTATGAAATTGGCTTTGTGGAGGCCGAAGTCGGCTTCACTGAGGGAGGCCACAGTTTTCTTCACCTCCTCCAAATCTTTCTGGTAGTTGTTTTGCACCTGCGGAAGTTTGGAATCGACCAGCCTCTCCATAAGGGCTATGAGGTCCTCTCCGTACTCTTCCCTTTCTTGATCGGTGATCACAGGTTTGGGTGCGGGTTGTTCTGCGGGAACTTGAGTTTGTTTGTTTTGGAGCTCCGCCATCTGTGCCTGAAGAGCTTGGAGGTCCTTACGGTCTTTATTGTACATCCCTTGCAGGGACTTGTACATCTGCTCATAGTCCGGAGTCTTTTCCGGTTGGGGCTGAACTACTTGCTCAACAACTTCCTGCACCGGTTCGGGGGTGACTTCAGGCTCGGCCTCCTGAGAATGAGCAACTTCTTCAACAACTTCCTCAGTTTCAGATTGGGTTTCTTCGGACTGAGGGGACACCTCTCCCGTGTTTACATAGTCATCCGCATCTGCCATAAGCTGATCGAGGGGTTTATCTTCAGGAACTACCCCGCCAAACCTTTCAGTGACGTATTTATCGAGGTTACTTATGGGCACGCCCGTATCGGCTATGCCATTCATGGCAAGATTGTGTTCTTCCTGCACCCCATTCACCCTATTTTTGCCTTTACGCTTTGGCATGTGTCGTCCTTACTATTCGTTGGCCAGTTCTATAAAGAACTGAAGTAGATGGTATCTCCCCTGAGCCCCCGCCAAAAAATTAATATCATTCCCGTTTGCCAATTTTTCGATTTCCCTCGCTTTCCATTTTTCAAGAAAGGGGATCAAATCTTCGGAAACGAGCTCCGCCACTGCTTTACGTTCTTCGTCTTCAAATGAATACATAACATTATCCTCCCGTATTGTCAACTACATTGGGACCCACTGCTGTGGTCTCCCCTTTCGGATTGCCTGCGGCATCCAGTTCCCCTACCCCTTGTGGGGATGGGGCCTGTCCTCCCATTATGGCGTCTTGTTTCACTTCTGTGGGCACCACGTCATCCGGAATATTGAGTGATCTCGCCACGGCCCGCAACAGGTTGCCCCTACCTTCAGGTCCTAAAATCTGCAGGTCGACATCATTCTGCGTTGCGTTCATGAAGTCTAGGAGTCTCCCGGACGTTGCTTCCATATTGGCCAAGTTTGTCACCCCTTTAGGCACAACAACGAGGTCACCTTTGATTGACCTATCGGGGGAGGTCTGCATGTTGTACACAAACAGTCTCCATATGACAGGCTTTATGATGTCTTCATCCACGTACGCCACGACCTGTCGGATCCCCCTCCCGGCTTCGCCGAGGAGCATAGAGAGGCCTGACGCAGTACGACCCGCCCCGGTGACACTTATGTCTCCATGGGCGTATGACGGCACCCCGGAATGGTCGTCTGCCAACTGTGAGAACTTATCGAACACACCGAGGATGGAGGCGGAGTTGTCGATAGGTTGGAAAAATCTCACCGCTGGGGAATTCCCCCCGGTGCCTGAACTTTTTGTCTGCCATATTTTCCCGGGGTACACCTGAGTTATTTCATTTTGCCCGGTGGCGAGTCTTTCTGTGTCCACATCGACTTGGGGGCCTGAACTTATGGCCATGTTACGCACGACGGATCTCGCCGCCGCGTTACATACTTTCTGCGGGCCTTCGATAATCTCCGGAATACTTTTCCCCCAGAACGCCCCGGGGTTTTTCATGTAGGAGGTTTTGATGTAGGGTTTCTCGTGGAGGGGGTCCGGGTTTATGACGACTTTGAGCACATACCTCCCGATGAGCCAGACGTTTACGGGATACTCTTTCGCCGGGTCTATGCCTCCCTGCCCTCCCCCACCGTCGGTCATCCCCCATTCGATAAGCATTTGCCCGCTCACCGTCCCCCAGAACTCCAGCATATCGTACATATTGTTACATAGATACCCACTGTCTTTACGTTCTTGAATACGTTTCTCTTCGCTCACGCGGTCTATAGCCCAAGTCAAGGAGGGCTTTTCCATCAGCAAGGCTCTGAGGACGTCTTGGTCGTACCCTTCCAACCCGAGCAAGGCGGCAAGATCTGCTCTACTCATCATGTGGTACTCGAATATATAGCCATCTTCGATATGGGTTATCCCGGGTTCCGGGTATATGTGGAAGGGATCCACCCGTTCAAACTCCGGGGCCAATATGGTTTCCGCCCCTACCCCGTCTTCTGTATAGGACATCTTATGTTGGTATCGTATGACTGGTCCTTTGATGAAAGCACAAGGGAAGGTGACGAGGTCGGTAATGAATTCGTCTAGGGCGTGCGACCACCCTCCATGGACGAGTTGGTCTTCAATCAACTTCTTCATCTTATTCACCCTATGTTGGGCTTCTTCTTTCATGGCCTCCATGGACTCTTCTTCTGCCAGTTGTCTCTTCTCTGCGTCACTTAGGACGACTTGGTCCTTCGTAATCACCTTGCCAATCTTCTCAGCGAGCCTCTGTTTCACGTCTTCTTGTCGTTCCGGGGGTAAGTCAGGGATGGGGGTGGGTTCGATGTCCCACGGGGGTTCGCCTTGTCCTGTGATGATCTCCCGCATCCAATGTTCTGCGGATCTGCACTTCACGCCGGTGAGCCCGACGAACAAACTCGGCTCCCCATTTACGGCGTGCCTCGCTGACTCTTGGGAACTGTAGAGCCCGTTCCGCATACGCATGGCGGTGAGCATGACCTCATCTATAGCTTGTCTGGCATCATAGGCTTCCTGCCACAGGCTTCGTATGAACGACCCGAACGAGGTGATGAGGAGAGAGTTTTGTTTTTCCTCAAGCTCTATTTCCCGTGCCCGCTCTTGTTCTTTCTTCTCCAACTCTTGGGTTGGGATGAACAGTCGCTGTCCATTTTTATCATCGGTTGTCATATGAGCCAAGCTCCTTCCGGCGGTGGGACTACTCTAAGTGCGGCCCCTCCTGAGAATGGTTCCCCCCGAGAATCTACATGCAACATCATATACTGAAGAGCATCTCCAATATGGGATGACCTTGATTTCTTATCGATCTCCCCGCCCTTCTTTGAAAACCTATACCCGGTCCGAAGGGCATGAATGAGTTTCATACATGATTTATTTACCACGAACGCCGGCTTATTGTCAATCTGCTTGGTGAGGTAGGTGCTCACGGCTCCGATGCGTTGTTGTATGGAGTTGGTCCTCGCGGGCATAACGGAGAGTCCTTCCGCCCGGATGATGTCGACGGCGGACCTTTCGTCCGTCTGAGCCCTCTGCATCCCTGCGGGGTCCACAATCAACCTTATATCTCTCCCGGCGAAGTGTTTGAACAAATGGGGTTTCAAGTACTCCCTCACGAACCTCTGCACACCCATATTGAACATGGCGAGTTCATCCAAGACAATCACCCTACCTTGAGGGTCCACCAGACTGAACACCACGGCTGGGTCGAGTCCGAGGTCCATCCCGATAATGACCGTCTGGGTTGGGTACACGGTGGTGCTTATCAGTTCTTTCGACACGTGGGCGTCCAACGAAAACTCCGGGAACACAGGCTTCCCTTGATTGGACAACCCGTACTCCCCGTCAATGTAGACCCGTATAAAATCCTCACTGAGCCCTTGGGTGTCATAATAGCCATCTATGAGGAAGTCAATGTTCTCCGCATCCGGCGACCTTCCCGACGGTTGTTTGAACACGTCCCACCCATTGTTCAACGGAGACATCCCGTCATTGGGGTCTATCCCCTCCATCTGATAATACCACCACTCCCCGACCGACGGCGGGTTCGTATCCCCCCACATCCCTTTCCACGTCGGTCCCCCTATCCTCATAGACGGATACCTCCCTATCCTCTTCTTCATGGCGTACACCATCTCTGGTCGAATATCCCGACACTCGTTGAACCAAGCGAAGGTGAGTTCCAATGAATTAAGGTTGGCGATGTCGGCGGCGTCATCGAGTGCTCGGAAGAGGATCTCGCAATGCACGTCACCCAACGTAAAGATAAACTCCCTGTCCGTCTTCTTGTACGTCCCGAACTCCCCCTCGGGGAACCAATCAAGAAACGTCTTTATGGTCGTGTCCTTCAACTGCTTCATGGTCTCGCGGACAACACACGCCCGCGTCCTCCGTACCCCATCAGGTCCCGGCTCCTGCATCCCCGCCCGCCGAACAAGTTCTATCACGCACGCCGTCGACTTCCCACTCCCGACAGGCCCAAGCAATACACGCATCTCCGCATCACTCTTCATGAACTCCAACACCTTCCCCCTCGCATCATAGTTCACCTCACGTCCCGCCATCAATCACTCCTATCAACACCAATGCCCGCAAGCCCGTCAGAAATATCAACCACAATCTCATCCTTCTTGCCCACCTTCGGAGGAGGCGTCTGTGTCCGCACATTCGGATCCATGTTTATCACCACGCTCATCCCCCCGCTACTCGTCACCGCCTGCTCCTTGCTCGCCCCAAGCCCAGCCCAACTCACAATGGACTTCGCCATGTCAGCCCGCACTGTCGCACTCGTGCTCGGGTTAACTGCAAGACCATACGCCAACTCCAACATATCACCAGCAAGTGCCCGGGACTTCTGCTTAAAGTCCAACCCGTTCTCCATGATGTCAGTCTTCAGAGCCGTAACACGATCCATGAACAACTTGTTGTCCAACAACCAATCGTAATACTCACGGCTGATCCCATGATGTTCCATGAAATCCTCAGGAGACCCATCCGTGCAGAGCAACATGGCGACGTTCATCGCCATAACATCCGTCCACCCCGCCCCTAGTGAGTCTTCTTCATCTTTTTTCATAATGACCAAGTTTATATCACGGGGGTTGGGGAGTCAAGTTGGGCCCTATGGACTCCTAAGATTCTGTGGAGTTCTGCGGAGTTATACGGTTTCTGCGGGGTTCTGCGGAGATCTGCAGTTTCTGCGGGGTCTGGCGAAATGTAGTTTACATTTGCTTTTTTGACTCCTTGTGCTGAGAGAGGTACTTATGGGAGGCATGGGCTATAGATCCCATGACCAACATACCCCCCCACCCAGAGTAGGGGTGGGATCCGCTTACTCAGATACGGGGTGGGATCCATTCTTAAGGGGTGGCCAAGTTAACAAGGGGTGGGGGCCATTAACCATAAGAAGGGGTGGGGGCCATTAACCATAAGAAGGGGTGGAGGCCTTTAACCAAAAAATTTTTTGAAAGGCCCCCCACCCTCCACGAAGGAGGATAGGGGGTATGTGAAGACCTAGCCTTTATTGGCATTCAATAGGGCCGCCACTTCCTCAGCGGTATAAAAGGCTTTTTTACCACGAGCGGCCGCGGCCTGTGTGTCCGCTTCTTGAGTAGTTGAGAGGGCCTTGAGAATGTGGCCATCCTCAAACTCTATATCACCCTCAACTCCCCCATCCCCATTCTCAGGTTTTGGGTTGGCTGTAGGTCTTATGATTTTGAGGGATGGCTGTGCAAATCTTCCCACAGACATAATGGCCATTATGTCGTGACCATCTCCTACACTTTCTACCTTGGGAAAAGCGTAAGGGTTGGGGGCCAGTATTTTTCCCATCCGGCCACTATAGGTCTTGTAGGTGTCGTACAACACCACAAGAGTCTTGTGGATGTTGAGGTTGCTTACCCTAACACCATCACCCTCCCTGCTCCTCCTCAACGAGAACTCGCCCGTTTTTGTGAGGTATGGAGAAACCTCCCCATAGAAAGGCACGCTTGCCTTTCTCGCAACCTTGACTAAATTGCCGTTCTCGTCTAAAACCTCCTCGAATCTGAGGAAAGCCTTATATGTGGCTTTCACCACATCCGCACCAGAATCCAAGGATTCTGTTGCTTTCGAGGATGCAAAGGAGAAAAGGTTATCCTCGGTGGCCAACTGAGTAGCTACCGCAAGAAGTGAGTTATTAAAGTTTGTCATTATAGCGTTCCTTTCTTAAAAACACGCATGGCTTTGGGGGGCCCTTCATGGGCCAAGAAGAAAAAAGATGAACCAAAACCATCAAACATAAACACCATACCCCACCCCACCCCATAACGC